GCTTAGTTATATTGAACTAAGCGAAGATACAATAGAAAGTGGCGTCGAGTCCGTCTCGGCTACTCTCTCGTTAGTTGACGAGAATCGGGTCACGCTGGTAGTAGCTCAATCAGATAGTCTATCTCTTAGCGACACTGCTACGATTATCTCTGAAGCCTCTGTTTCCGATTCTTTATCATTAGCTGATGATAACCAGGTAGAGATAGCAATTCTATCTGAGGATTCGCTATCGCTTTCGGATAGTGTGATAGCTGCTGAGTCCGTCTCGGATACTCTCTCGTTAGTTGACGAGAACCGGGTCACGCTGGAGATAGCTCAAGCAGATAATCTATCTCTTAGCGACACTGCTGAGATTATCACTGCTGTTTCCGATTCTTTATCATTAGCTGATGATAACCAGGTAGAGATAGCAATTCTATCTGAGGATTCGCTATCGCTTTCGGATAGTGTAACAACTGTCGAGATAGTTTCCGTCTCGGATACTCTCTCGTTAGTTGAAGCAGTAGAAAGCAACATAATCACAGTCGTAGACTTTTTGTCTCTGCTTTCTATTGTAAGTGAATTAACCACGATCGCAGATTTCTTATCACTGGATCAAGAAGTTAATTTTGCACTCTCAGAAACACTTTCCGATACTATCACAGTCGTAGAAGATATACTTGTTAATCCTGTATTCGCATTTCCTACCAATGCCATTCACCTGACTACTAGTATTGCTGTCTCTTCGATTGAAACACGGATGTTTGCGGACACAATGCTGCTAAGAAGTCAAGTGCCAGAGCCAGAACCAGTTACCACGACATTATCATTGTCGGATTCTTTTAAGGACATTGAAAAGGTAGAGGATACCTTATCCATGTCGGATGACTTTTCAGGCTGGGGAGCAGATGACTCGGAGGATTTCTTGGAGTTGGCTCAAGCTATTAGTATAAACGCGGTAGCTAATGAGTCTATTTTAGACGCACTCGGACTCCAAGAAGGTTATTCATCATTCTCCCTGGAAAATAATTTTTGCGCCTATGCACCATTTATCGCGACGGGGAACGCCCCAGCCCCGCCAGTTACTCCCCCAACGCTGAGTACAGGTACTGTTACGCTGACCTATCCGTTTATCAGTCCGTCCACGACTGTCGTCTTGAGGAATCCAGAATTCGAGAACCGAGATTTACTTAATTTCACACGAATAAATAGAACAACTAGGGGTGGTTCACACATTGTATTTGCTGACCCTGTTTGGCCAAAGTCTCAGGTATTACGACTTTCTATTACTCACTTAACCCCGGCCCAGGGCCGTGATTTGCTTGATTTTCTGTTAACATCGCTAGGGAAGGAAATAGGCTTGCTAGATCACGAGGGCAGACAGTGGAAGGGCATAATAATCAACCCTGATACTATTCTATCCCAGCCGGGGCGGTTTGATAGAAGCATTATCCTGGAATTTGAGGGCGCGCTGGTATGATACTGCTTCAAGCACCTCTTCCCAATATTAGAACGACGACCGCTCTTCCGAATCCAGAGTTGAACGATTCGGTGGGCAGGGCGGTATCCTTAGATACTAAGCGAAGCATGAATAATGTGCTGTATACCTATGTAAAGACGAATCAGCGCTACAAGCTACATTTCGATTTTGTGCTTCATCGGATGAAGGCACTTGAACTTCGAGCATTTTTTAGTGTTTATTACAGGTCAAAAATACGTTTAATTGATCACGGTGGTAATGCCTGGGAAGGGTACTTCTCGAATAATCCATTTGAACTTGTAACTACTCAGGGCGAGTGGGTTCAAGTTGCTATTGACTTTGAGGGAATCAGAACCACAACAAGTGCCTTGGGAGCCTGCTAAATATGCCACGTAATTTATCCCCAGCTGCTTTAGCTGCTTTATCTAATAATCTCGGCGAGGAGCCAGTTAACATTCTGGAGATTCAATGGGTGGGGTCTGGCGGCCGAGTTTCATATGCCGACAAAGATATCCCGCCAAGTATCAAAGGTGCAATCTTATCTATTAGCGGCCTGGATGAAGTGACACAAGTTTCTGGTGGCGCGCGATCGCAAGCTGTATCAGTCGTTTTGGACGACGCTGATGGCACGTTAAAACAGTTGCTGGACACTATTGATATTCATAAGCGGCCTTGTTGGTTATATCAATGGTTTAGCTCAATCCCGTTGGCCGACAAATTTCTCATCTTTAGCGGACAAATTAATACCCCCGTCGAATGGAACGAAGGGGACAGGACGCTCAAGTTCGATATCGTTTCCAATATTGAGGACGTGGAGGTTGGTTTTTCGATCGAAGAGGGTGATTTCACAAACCCACCACCCGAATTGATCGGTAGGCCTTGGCCGCTTTGCTTCGGGACCGTACAAAACGTACCAGCTTTAAGGACCCGCTCTCCAAGACAAGGTATCTTGGCACAAGGAACTGGTATTCGCGATTTCACGCTCCAGACTAGGCTTCGCTTAGCCCAGAAAATAGTCTGCCCGAAGAACTTCCAAGGCTATATAGCTATCTCTGTTACTGGCCTTAGGGCTGAGTTTGTGGAATACTATGAAGAAGACCAAAATTGCAAACAGCAAAAATGTACTTTGATAGAGAATCTGAAATTACAGATTCAAGAGCAAGCAGCACACGAAATTAGCCCGGTGACTATTTTTGGTGGTACAAATTTCCCTCAAAATAAGAGTATCACACTGAATATCAATGGCGGAAAATTCACCGGTTATTTTGTTGGAAATACTTTCCATATCACGGCCAGGCGTCACCCTGCTAATGATGGCACAGGGAAGGTTATACAGACGCCGACCCAGAACACAATCGCAAGCAAATGTGGCCCGAGGCCAGACCCAAGAATACCCCCCGGGCTGGAAGGCTTAAGCGACGGAACCCGAGGCGTTGACCAGACGATTCTCGCTAGAACGAGTAAGCTGACTTGGGATAAGTATAACGCAGTACAGCCGGCCAACTTTTTCTGGGCTAATGCTGGCTCTGCTGTGACCCTGGACGGTGATGATGAGATTGTTTACATAGCGAATCTTTTGCCATCCACTATTTTGAGAGTGGCGGCTTGGAGGGAGTTGGATGGTGGCCGGCAACTGCTCACAGTCCCCAGTGAATATTACACGGTTCGCCAGGTAAATTATACCGGTTATACTGGTGTAACTGAAATTGTAATGACCCGGCCGCTAAGTACCCGTGATACTGGGTGGTCGGATGATATCTACGTCTCGCTCACTTCGTCAGTTGGACCAAATACTGTTGATATTCTTACCTGGCTTATTAATACTTATACTTCATACTCAATCGACTCGGCAAGTTTCAACTCTGTACACGCTCTGGTGGATAATTACCCAATGCACTTTCCTTTACTAGTGAGGAAAGGCATAATTCAGGTTTTGCAAGAGATTGCTTTCCAGGCAAGGTGTGCACTCTGGCTCAAGGACAATACCTTTTACATAAAATATTTGCCAGCTGAGCCCGTGGCAGTAGATACTATCAGTGCCGATGACATAATCGCAAATTCACTTGTCATCGGGCACACACGGACAGAGGATTTAGTTACCAAGTATGTGGCCAAATGGAGGGCCGATTATGCAAACCCCAAAGAGAACGCCCTCATTTTAAGACACAATGTCAAGAAATACGGCACGCACGAGGATGAATACGATTTTTACTGCTTCAATATTTTGGACCTCGTTCGGAAGGCCGCGACCTTTTGGTTACTCAGGAAAGCCAACACCTGGAGGCTGGTGAGTTGCAAGACAACACTCAAGAAATTAAAGCTAGAGCCATTTGACGCAGTAACTCTTTCACTGCCGCAATTATCCCCCAATAACTTTTTGGGCTTGGTCGAGTCGGCTACCTATAATTCTGATGAACACACAATTGAGTTTGAAATTTGGACGCCTATTAAAGCGGGTACGACGCGGCCATATAATTTAGCATGGCCGGCCGACGTCGAAGAGTCCTTTATCTTTCCAACGCTTGAAGAGCGAGCGCTAGGGCTTGCAGGCAGTGGTAGGCAGCCTAATTTTTCTGTTATCGCGCCCCCTGGGCATCCTTTAGCAACTAAAAGATTAGGTGTGTACCAAGGCTTTAGTCTCGCTTGCAATGGTTCGCCCGTTGTAGACCTCTCAACAGGAGCATGCCGACCTGATCACGGCACTCGGAAAATTAGTGACAGGGGTGACTCCAAGCCCACGCCACGTGTTGGCTCGGACAACAGTGGTAGTATAAGCCTGGGGACTTCTCCCATTAGACCTGATCCCATTGGGGATATACGAAACTTAATACAACAAGTGATCCGAGACACCCAGCAAACCCGCAATGAAACAGCAATCACTAGGCTGGTCTCTCTTGACATTAACTCGGACACGCAGGAATCGAACCCTGACAAAAAACGCCGCTCAAAGGCTCGGAAGCTGCCAAAGAAGGATCAGCTCGAGGACGATAATTGTTTGTATTCGGTAGAGGTGTGGTTTGCTAATATTAACAGCGTGTTTATGAATTGCGTCGGCGACACTCCCGTTACGCAGCCAGGTTCTATTGGGCGGGCAGCAGGAACCGAGATAACTAGAACCGAGATATATACCTTTAATTCACAACAGGCTGCCGATGCCTTCTATAGTGCAATTCGTTCAGAAATAAACTCGCGGGACGCGGGTTGCGGCAGCTGGGTGGTTGGCCAAGAAAGCGCTTGGCTTGTTTCTACGCAGTATAGCGACATCGATAGTCCCGAGTGTCTAGCCAAGGAACAGGAAGTAATACGGAATGGAACTGGCGGACTGGTGGCGTTTGACGAATCTGGCCCAATGGCTGGTCAGCCTTAATCCTTCCAATGGCGCAGTTCGTGGAATATTCTGTGCCCCCGGTAGCCATGATAGCCCAAGACAGTGATGCAAATCAGAGAAAGAGCTTGGCAAGCCTGAATGGCAGTGCCAATGTGTTGCCAATTGTTACCAAACAGAATATCTGACCAGCAATGTATCATAATAATGAATAGGGTAAACGAGACCAGCCAAAGCCCCAATTTTGCCAATAGCGGGTAAATTTTAGGCTCTTTATGTTTCTCAATATAGTCTTTAAGAACGCTCATGATCTTCTCCTCGTGGAGAATTGGCAATATGATCTATTAACCCGTATTCCAGAGCCTGGTCAGGCCAGAGAATCAAGTCACGGTCAAGTTTCCGCTCCCAAAATTGTACTGTTTTCCCGGTCCTGTCAGCGAGAATTTTGTAACTTTGCTTTCTGAGTTGGCGGGCCATTTCCCCCCAAGCTTCATATGATCGCCAGTCACTTTCGCTTCCGAAGGTGCCATCATGTAGCAACAGGAGTGAATTTTGATGCATCACCCTCAAGTCGGCCGCCTGCAAGATAATGCTGGCCATCGACATCGCATGACCGTAAACAGTGGCCGTAATGTGGCAAGGCGACGACTTAATCGCGTCATAAATGGCGAGCCCAGAGAATACGCAGCCGCCCCCGGAGCGAAGAATTATCTGGATTGGGTTTTGATTAGCGCACTCCAGAGCATGTAGCGCCTTCAGGAAACTGTTCGCAACAGCATCGTCAATGCCGTCTTTGTCAACGTCCGTCAGGAAAATTGTTCGTGAGTCGAGCAAGACCCCGTAATCGAATAGTCGATCAATATTTTCGCGTCGAAGAGCCATGTCAGACTGTGTTTACCAAAGAAATATTATAGTGATGGATCAATTGGGCACTGTCACCCCCTCAAAGCAATGCGCTCATCCGGGGTGCGAGAAGTTTGTCCAACTCGTGACTGAGGATTACTGTAAAGCGTGTCCATTGCGGACGGCCCCTGACATCCAGGATATCGTGCCCGTCCCCAAACCGGAGGAGATTCCGAGGGCAACTTTACGAGATTTTGAGCAGCCCGTTGTATTAGATAACGGTAATATCGTGTATCCGAAAACTGGTTGGGAGCCGCCTGTCACTCCAGCTGGATATACCCGGTCGCCAGACGACGATTGGGTGTTCATACCTAATTGGCCGCCATGCGTTGATCGGCGGACAATGAACAGTGTTCGCCCCTGTGGCTGCATAAACATACAAGCTGTGTGTCTATCCAAAGTTGCCCAGACGCGAGGCCAGACCGTCACAGCAGAAATATGCCAGAATTGCCCCCACCGTAGAACTACCGAAAACACATCTTAAGAAAATACTGGTAGACCTTTGCGCAAGCGAGAGCGTCGGATAGGGCATTGTGCGGCGTGGTATGCTCTATCCCAAACGACGAACATAATGTTTCGAGGCTCACACTAAAATAGGGGGACTCTCGCCCAAAAAATGAGTGGTGGTCATTTATGGCCAGGGCTATTGTGAGCGTGTCCCGGGCAAAATTGCTTTTTATAAGCTGGTGAAATGTATCTTGTCCCAGCCAATTTAGCAAGAATGGCCGGTCAAATGCCCAGTTGTGACACAATGGAATTAGCTTCCTTGCTGTTGGAAGTTCCAAGTCGCTGACCCAATCTGCAAATGCGTCATATATTACGTCTGGGTCAGAGGCAGTAAGGATCAAACTCGCCAATGACCGACCGTGCACCATCAGAGCCCTTGGGTCTACGCCGCTTAGTTTCTGCGGCTTCATTTGCGCGAAAAATGGCCTGTGTGCAGGGTCTGGCTCGATATTGCTATCTAGCGCGACCACCGCTATTTCAATAATTTCGTGTTCATTTGGGTCAAGACCGGTGGTCTCCACGTCTATTGCAACGAGTCTATTACCGCGCAAGTTTGACAAGCTTGATTGATATTTGGCTGTCATTTCGTTCCTTCAATTATTAGTTGGCGCTCTCTCTCGCTCTTTGTTTGTCGGACGGCTCCCTTGTCGCCGAGGCACCACTTGGCGATTTTGTCGCCCCATTGTTTAAGCTCGGAGATTCGACCAGAACCGCCTACAACCAAATGCCACCCATCTTCGCCAAGTAGCGCTTTATCGGCAGGAGTATCGAGCGGCGGGACCCCCGGCCGTACCACCTTGACCAACAGCCCGTCTCTTTCTCTAATTGCTGCGAATTCATTCGGCCAGCGAACGTCGGGTATAATGGTCACGTCACAAGATATCTTCGATAGGATAGCGTTCACCCATGTATCTTCGTGGAGCTTGCGGAAAAAGTCTGTTCCGACTTTCACCCACAATTCGACGGGCGATAGGCCAAGTGCGGAAAGCTCTTCGTACCGCATTTTTGCACCTTGCTCTGTCTCATAAAAATCGGGCTCTCGAACCCCAGCCCAAAAATATAGCTCATGGCAAATCTCTTTTAGCTTCCGGGCCAGGGGCCTTTTCTCCACGAACAGGCTCGGCGCTCGTTCAGCCAGCGAGTCTATGATAGCATTCGCCAGCGTGTCCTTACCAACTCTGCTATAGTGCCCAATGCCAATGATGATTTTCATGTTTCTTTCCAGCTCAGTGACATTAACTCACTCTTTCCGCCAATTCTCTCCGTTTGAATTCCCCTGCTAGCCAGCTCTATCACAACTCTCTTTCTGCTCCAATTGTCTTGCTCCGGCCCCAGCCATTCACGAAATCGTGCATAGAATTCCCGGAACTGGATTGTTGAGCCGGATTTTTGTGCGCAAAATTCTGACAAAAATTTTGCTACGTCGTCCTGATTCAGGGCCTGGACGCTCTCTTTTTCCCTCGTCTCGATGACAGGGAGGCGCAATCGCGCCGCTGGCTGCGGCAGCTTCATGTCAAGGAGGGTGCGGATAAAATCGGGTGCCTCCTCTATCAGTTTCTTTACCAGCTGGGTTTTTGGGATTTCGGTCTCAGGCTGAGTCACCTTCAGGGCTGTGATTCGCGTGTCCCCCTCCATGATCGGGCAGTACGACGGATTATTCGCGACCTGGATAAAATGCAAGGTATTGGGCACGCAATACGCATCAGCGCGCATTTGGCGAATCAGAATCTGGGGGCTTGTCACCCACTGCTTGATCTTCTCCAGAACTCCTTTCTTATTCAAGTCTTTCTCTTCGATGTAGGCCAGCACAGCCCCGACCAGTTCGCCATTGAAGTCTGTGCGGTCAAGAGCGTGATTGGCGCACACAACCCCTCGCGTCATGAGAAGGGAAATAGCTTCGTGGAGCATCGATTTCCCCGAATTCTCTGGGCCGAAGAGAAACAGGTAGGGCAGTGGCGCAAATGGCTCTCGCAGCAAACAAGCTATCCAGGCGCGTAAGTAATCCCCGCCAGAGTAGAGCCCAGATTCTTTCGCCCACCCCATCTTGAGGATCGCCTCGTCGAGCGACTTACCGCAGTGGGATAAGACGATATCCCAATGCGGATGCTGTGGGTCAGCTGAATCGGAAGGCGCGAAGGCAAGCTGCGCGGCCCCACGATTCCATCGACGTTGGCCCGGATATTCTGGCGCAAACGGGACTGATATCAGCGACCAGGGGTGCATGACCTGATAACCGATGACTTCATCCCTCTCGATTCCTTGTAGCCCCTCGGTGGCAAGGATCGCCCGAATTTCTCCGATAGGGAAGTGCATCCACCCGCTATTGGTGTGTACATACCAGCCTGCAAACGAGTTATTAGCCGTGACAGCGACCCTTAGCAATCTGTCTGTGTCGCTGTAGTTTGTTTCCTTCTGGTTCTTTACCTCAACCAGCCTCTCCCAACCGTCCTTCCTTAGCGCCCATCCCGGCGGGGCCTCTCGCTGCGCTTCTTCTTCCAGTTGCTGACGCCCTTCTGGCTTTCTGAGGTCAGCTTTGGGCTTCTCCGCCCTCAGAATGGCCTTCCCCTTGGTGATAATCAGCTCCGCCGGTCTATCTGCTAGCCAGTCTGGCGATTCCACCGATTCCCCGGCCACTCTGAGGGCTTCTTCCGCCTCCCTAGTTGTCCGAAAGGAGAAACCCTTGGTTGTCGCCGACCCGCCAAGTATTTTGGCAGCCACCTTAATTGGCAGCGGGGTGTTGAAGGTGCAGCTAGTGTAGTTTGTGCCGTCTTGCCGCCAGGTTTCCGCTTCTTGCACGCCAGGGCCAAAGCGATACACGGCCCAGCCGCCACCCTCGGTGGGGAAAGCGAAACAATTCGGCGTGTCCGGATTTGAACCATTCGAAATGGTTCTGAACAGCCCCCGAATGTTTAGCGTTTTGCTTATCTCAGCCAGCGCGCAAGTATGCGTTTGGAGTAATTTCTTTTCCGATACCCAAACAGTTTTGTACTTGGTCCGTAGCAAGGCAGCAATTACATCCAGGTGCGCTTGTTCTAGAGCTACATTATGCTGTGCCGCTGCGATTTCATCGAATTCGATCGGCGCACCAGTAGGGCGCAGTTGAGACGTGCGGCGTGTGACCACTGAAATGTAGTCGCGCCAGTATGGAGGCAAAGAATCGAAGTGGCGTTCAGCCGGTTTTACTAGCTCAAGGCCCCGATTTTCTGGGGTTATCTTGGAGTGCCAGAGCCAGAGCACCCCGCCGCAAGCATCGACGGCAGCGCTAAAATCAAATCCTGCCTTCTCGGACAGCATGCCTAACACGGCTCTGGCCAGGGCAGCATGCTCGGTATGGTTCGCTGTCTGGACGTTTAAGTGCACATACAAATGGAGCCCCGCCCCGCCGGTGCTCCGTCGCACTTCCACCCACGGTACAGCCTTGGCAGCATTCGCAATCTCTGCTAGATGCTCCGGCGAGACGCCCACCCCAGCGGCATGCCCAGAAATTGCGTCAAAGTCAAATCCTACGTAGCGACTGACCCTGTTTACCCAGTCCCACCCCGTTGAGCCGATAGCAAATGCATGCTCCGCTAGACTGAACCGCAGAGGCCGGTCAACATATTCCGGCTCATGCATTGCATTTCGCGGGATTCTAAGATTGTACCAGGTCTCTCGTCCGTCGCTCCAGCAACCCCGACGACCAGATACTGGCGTGCCGGCTCCCGGGGAACATATGACCTGAGTTTCCAGGTAATCTCTCCACAAGTTTGGCAGCCAGTCAAACTTGCGGCGACATTCCGAAAGAAAATCGAAAATCTCTTTTAGAGCCATCCAACTAACCGCTCGTTTCGATCCAGTTCAGAATATTAATATAGGCCTCGGCACTGCTATTAAAATTTTGGCTCGATATGATGACCTGATTAGGTCCACTTGCTAAAAACGTCGTTCGGCCTAGAGAATGCGCTTGGATAAAATTTATCCCATCAGAACTATAGTGAAAGGTCAAGTTTGTGCCGTCGTCTCTGATTCTTAACCAACTGATATCAGTTGCCGGGACCAAGGACGATGTAAACGGACCCGAATTCGTTGTTGTCGGGGAGTCCATATTCTGGACACGGAGCTTAAACCCAGTATCAGTTGGCACATGGAGTAAATTAAAGTGATGGAATTTACCTGTAGAGGATTCTCTAAATCCAATACCCCAACCAGTTGCGGCTGAAGAGGCTGTGTTTATACTGCTCACTCTCCCGGCAGCAGTAACGCTGTATGGCGTAGATGGGGCGGAGCGCGTCAGAAGAAAATAGTTATTTGAAGCACCCTGTGTTGTCAAAGTAATAATCAGCCCGCCGAGCTGATCGTCGTAAGATCGGGTGCCCTGATTGACGGCTGTGAAGTCATTCTTAGTTAGGATGGCATTACTAGTGCTGAGCATTCTGCCATAAGGAGGCCTGCCGGTGTCAGCGAAATAAAAACTATCCCTCAGGTATCGCTGCAAGCCCCCGTAAGTGAGAACGTGAACCACGTCAGCCCCAGAAGAGTGGCTGGCGGCTGTGGTCCCCTCTGCGCCTCGCTCGACTGTCAACGTGTTTCCGCTTCTGGCTGTCACCACCAAAAGTTCGTCGTCGATTCTAATTCGGAAGCGGCCAGAAGAAGGAAATTGGCTGCCATCAGCCACCGAAATGCTCGTCGCCGAGTTGGTGATTGACGATGATAACGTAGACCTGCTGTCATTTTTCAGCTTTTCTGTAGGCATGTTTGTCTCCTAACCACTAATTTCGCTCCAGTGAAGGACGGTCACATAACCAGTGTGCTGTGAATTAAAATGCTGACTTATGACGAACACCTGGTTCGGACCGCCTGTCATAAAATTAGTTCGTCCAACACTATAAATTTCAATCCAGTTCAATCCGTCGTTACCAAGGTAAAAGATTAAATTAGTTCCGTCGTCGCGGATTTTTAGCCATTGGATATCTGAGTTTATTAAAAGCGAGGATGTCAGATTAGTAGCTGAAAATGACGTTGGCGAATTCCAATTTTGATTTAATAATCTAAGGCCGCCGTTGTTTGTGCTAATACCCAAAATAGTCTGAGTAAATTTACCTGTCCCAGACTCTCTGAACCCGATGCCCCAATATAGGGCCGCCGTAGAATTCGTGTTTACCGCTATGCCCCTGGTTGCAGCAATAACGCTATATGGGGTAGATGGAGCAGAGCGAGTCAGTAAGAACCAATTATCGGAAGCTCCGTGACTGGGCTGAGTGATGATAAGCCCGCCCAATTGATCATCGTAAGTTCTTGATCCCTGATTAACAGCGGTAAAGTCAGTTTTGGACAACAAGTTGCCGCTGGTATCTGTCATTTCCGAAAGTGACGGGCGACCTGAATTAACATAATAAATATTGTTCCTCAGATAGCTTCGCAATCCCTCATACGTGAGGACATGGGAGACGGTAGCCCCCACCAAATGGCTGGCGGCTGTGGTCCCCTCTGCGCCTCGCTCGACTGTTAGCGTGTTTCCACTCCGAGCAGTTACCACCAAAAGTTCGTCGTCGATTCTAATCCGGAAGCGGCCAGAAGAAGGAAATTGGCTGCCATCAGCTACCGAAATGCTCGTTTGCGTATTATCAATCGAAGCCGATAGCGTGGACCTGCTTCTGTTTTTGAGTTTTTCAGACATTGTTATCCTCTCATAGTTATCCAGGCTGGAGGCGTTGCTAAAATGTTGTTATATGCGGCCCCCAACGGGACCGGCAATTTTCGCTTTCGTGGCTTTAAGGATTGCAGCCAAAATTTACGATGTCGCTTGGCGGCCTTCTCAGCTGCTTGGAATGTCTTATAGGGGCCTCGCCGACCCGCAAAGCTCCATTGGGAGCCTGTGGGGCCTTGGCACAACACACACGAATGGTATCTCGGCGGGATGGGGCAACCATACACCCTATCTCGCCAGGTGATTCGATATTGGCCGTCTTCAGACAGCCACTCTTTATAATGATCTTTGTCCTCCACTGGCACCCAATTCATTTTTCGACCTCTAAACCGTGCTCTTTAGCTATCATGTCGCAGTAGTATGGGCTAATCTCGATTGCAATCACGTCCCTATCCTTAACAGCGCGCAGAACTGTTCCAGTCCCACTGAAGCAATCACAAACAGACTCACCAGGCTTTGACGAAAAATTGACCATTCGTCGTATCATATCTTCCCTAAGCTGTGTTGGGTGGTGTCGTCTACGCTCCCGCGAATTCCCAGTTATTCTGGGGAAATCCCAAACATCGCCAGGTATCCTGCCGGCTGGTTTGGCTCGTTTATCTCCAATTAGCAGGCGTTGCGATGGGACTAAAATTTGATGCGGATAGAGTTTAGCATCCTTTCTCATTATTCTGAGAATCGGGCGGAAGCAATTCGCTGCGTCGTGGTGTAAATACGCCCCAAAGGTGAATCGTTGTATAAACAACCGGCATTTAAGGTTCGATGATATTCTCTCGTCAACAAGCCGGGCGACCCACCACAGGTGCCTAGCGTTAAAGCTTACCCAGACCACCTTAGCAGACGCGATAAATGCGTCAAGCCACTTAGCGAACTGGATTTTATACTCGGCGATTGGTTTTCTATCATTATACCCAGAATATGCCAAGCCGATGTTATCAGGCGGGTCCGCTATTAAACAAGCGAACTGCCCTAAACGAGGCAGAACATCGAGTACGTCCCCACAAATAAGCCTAGGCATTTCTTAGCTTTAGCTCGAATAGAACACCGTCGTATTTGCGACCATACTCGAAGAAGGCCCCTTTTTGGAAGGGGGTCTTAGCCACGAAGCCTAACGACTTCAGGAAAAGACTCGCGTCTTCCTCCCCTCCGGGGCATACCTGATACTCAGGCACCAAGATATCTATTTTCTTGGTAGAACAGGTCCGGATGCAGTCGCCAATGAGAGCCGACCCGGCCCCCTTGCGGCGGTGATCTTTTAACACGCCCAACCTATGTATACGAGTGCTTAAATTTGTCTGGTCAACACGCCAAACTATGAACCCGACCACTGCCCCCCAGCTTGTGGCCACACTAACAAAATTCATTTTATATAGCCAGTCATCCTCGCCCCAAGGATATGGGTAGGTTGACAAATCTATCCTTTTGATTCTGGGGAAGTCATTTGGCTTGGCGGGGCGTGTTGTTAACATAGCTTCCCCGAGAACTTCTTCTTGGGCGTAGTTGAGTCCAGGAAGTGCATGCTGACGGCGGCTCTTTCTAACACCTCGCATTTTTCATCACTTTCTTTCCTGTCTAGCCACGTAAAAATATGCCCACTCTCTATAGCGTACCAAGCGCTTTGTATTTTGGCAAGCAGCCTGTCCTGAAACCCTTTGGAGGATCGGGCGAGATAGTGTGCAGTGCGTAGCAGTGGTCGATCAGCGCCAGGGCGGCCTACTATCTCGTCAATTGAGAGCACAAAATCCGACCCTGGCGGCTCTCCCATGAGCCAGGCGTAAATCACCAGCTGTGCTGCCCACGCTGGATTTGAATCCTCTAAATAATTGGCGTTGATCGTCAATCCCCGATAGTCTACTGGAGAGTAATCTGGATGCGCCTTAAGGTGGTATCGGCTGGGTTTATCACTAACCGGTGCGTCTCGGCAAAGGTAGTACCCTTTGCTCGGCGATATGCCATACTGAGAGTAGTAGCCCGATACCTTCCAGTCGTGGCAAATGTCTACGCCGTCGATTGAAAAAAGCAAATCAGGCTTGCCGACCATTGGCACGCCAGCTATCGTTCCCTCGGCCGTGAATTCTAGCCTGGGGCGGCTGCTGCTTTTCTTCAGTTTCGCCAAAATATCGTCATAAGCACCAGACTGTACGTAACACTCGAAAATATGATCACCCGCCGGCCCGGCTACGTCTCTATTTTGAGGCTCTACAGACGCTTCAAACAGAGCTTGGTATTCATATTTCCCTGAC